GATGATTTTAGATAGCAACATATTATGTTTTTTTTGAGGAAAAATGGAAAAAAATCACAAGCACATGATTCTTAATGCAACAGTTAGGAATCCTATCGTTTCTGAGGAATCTTGCAAAAATTGGTTAAAGAAACTTGTCGAAATTGTTGACATGAAAATTCTTATAGAACCTGTGGCAAAATACTGCGATACATGTGGAAATGAAGGAGTTACAGGAACTGTCGTTATTGAAACGAGTCATAGCAGCATTCATGTTTGGCACAAAGAGGAAGAGCCTTACATAAAAATGGATGTTTATTCTTGTAAAGATTTTTGTCCTGATGTAGTTGTCGATTTCGTCAAGGAAACGATGGACATTGTTCATGGTGGATACATGATTATTGATCGCAATGGATCTTTGCCAGAATTAATTCAAACTGGTATTATTTAATTTTTCCTCGTTGATCCAATATACTTTTTGCTAAAATAGCCATATAGTGTGCGTTTGGCGTATTCATACATTCGGAAATTATTTTTATTGGGTCGCCAAATGAAAAATGTTCTGGTGATGGGTAGGAAAACATAGACTTATTGAAATGAGGTGGTACGCCATGTTCGTAATCTATGAACATGGTTTTCTTCCCATCATTCATAATTGAGCAAAGATTATCGACATTTAAAATTTGAATATCTTTTTGATAATCAATCATTGCTATGATCCAAGACAATCTGATTGTTTCTTTCCAAATTTCTTTATTTTTGATAATTTGTCCCAACATAATTTCTTCTGCGATTAAAATAATTTTCCAAAGAATGGCTGGATGAAATGCATTTATGACAAAAACATTACCGAGGTTTATCCATTTTTCTTGGTAATATTCTTTGGTGTTTTTCATTTTTTCCCAAAATCCATTACAGTTTTCTTCGGCAAAATCAAATGTAAAAAATGGATCTTGAGCATATAGAAAAACACGCTCTTGTTTTATTTTTTTTATTTCATCAATTGGATTTTGTAATACAACATGTGATTTCATTATTACAACTGGCGCATCGATAAGTTTCTTTTCTACAACAAAATAAATTTGATACAACTCATTGAGGCCAGAAAATCCTTTTTTCTTGCCAAAATCTTCAAAAGCAAATATTTTTTTATGATTTTTAAGATTAATTATTTGATCATATCTGTATCTTTTGTCTGAATTATAACAAATTGCAAGATCTTTTTCTATTCTATTTTTTTTGAAACTTTCAATTAAAAGTTCCATTTGCCAATCATGATAGGCGCATTGGTTAACACTTACGAAGTAATTCATAATATAAAATAGTAATTATTTACAGTCTTTTGTAAAAAGATAAAACTGTTCATATGTTCTATAAACTTCGCTATATGCTACTCCCCAAGAAGCATCATGCGATCTTAGTTCAAATTCTTTATCATTTAAAGAATCATGAAGGTGGTTCCATGCTCGTGCGTGTGCCCATTCGTGAAGAAGAGTGTCAATTGCTGATCCTTCACTCATTTGATTATTGATTCTTATATAGAATTTTTTATTTTCCAACATGCAGTCGCCGTCTAGTCCTTTCATTTTCACTCGACGAACTGTAACTGGATAAGCGGGAGGTAATTTTTCCCTTAGCATGGAAACAATTTTTCTATAGACTTCATATCCCATTTGCCTCCAATAGGATCAGAACTCGTGCATGTTACCTGTTACTGCATCATGTATAATTATTCTTTCGATGGTTGATTTTTTTTGTTTTAATTCTTTTGCTAGTTCAGAAAATTCTTTTATATGTTCTGGTCGATCTTCCCATATTTTTAAAACATTATATTTTGGACTCATTAGTTTAATTAAATTATTTTTTTTAATTTCAAATATTGTTGATCCAACAGAACCATGTTGTCCAGAAAAAAAATAATGATCAAAAATCATGTCATTGTATTTTAATATTTGAATTATTCTATTTTTAAAAAAATATGGTCTACCAGTCATTAGGACTACGGTGGAATTTTCATCTGCTGAATCTAATTTTTGATGATTAACAACATTGTTGACATACCAATTTTGATCTGGTTTTTCTGGAACAACAGGAGGGGACAACGATTCTTTTCGTCCCCACCAGCCTTTAAAGGGCCATTTTTTTCCAGTTGATTTTTCATAGAGTTGCTCGCCTAATTCTTTATTAGGCGAGTGAAATAAAGTACCATCAAAATCATAAATCATTAGACTTTTTGGCATTTCCGATTCTTTCTGTTAATGTGTGAATCGAATTTTAACATTTATTATTTTTAATTGTATCTTGCCAACGATTCGTTAGCAAGAGTTTATTGATAGAATCAAATTCATTTCCAACTGGTTCTCTTCCTAAAGCATGAATATAAATTGGATTAATTTTTTGAACACCAAAGGCATCAATGTTATGACTATTGAGGTCATCACCGTTGAAATTCATGAAATTATCAACTTCATGGCTATAGTTGTTGGTAACGTGCATCCACTCTTTAATTTTAGATTTTGTTAAACCAGTGTGGCTTTTTATCATATTGTAAAATTCTGATGAATCGAATTTGTTTTTACCCCACTGATAAAATTTAACCAGATAAGAAATATCATTTGCTTCTTGTTTGTTCCATCCGCCAGCAATTAGAAGATCTTTTACATCGTTTGGGTTATTTTTTCTTAGTACCCAAGCACAAGCCATCCAACGGTCAGACCTTAGATCGGCAGGTATTTCGCTGGGATCAAATTCAATGTTTGGGAACATAAGTCCCATAAGCCCTGTTGAATGATATGTGTTTAAAAATTTCTTGGCATCAACATCAGGATTTTCTAAGCCTTTAACAAATTCATCTTTCATTTGTTTTGGATCAATGCTGGAAAAAATTTCATTTGAATCAATTTTCTTGTTGTATTTTTCGGGGAATTTGCCTTTGCCGTAACGATTGAAATGATTGACCATTCTGAAAATGGTGAGTGGATCTTCTTCCATTCTTTCACCAAATTTTTCCCCAACAACCTTTAGTTCTCCTGATTTAAGGTGATGAGCGCCGCCAAATGGATCGACTAGATCGCTATTTTCTCCATCAGCTTTGGTCAATGGAATATACATGGCATTGATTGTTAAGTCACGATTGGAGGCATCTTCTTCAATGCTGGATGCCATTTTAGCATCTTCTGGATTAAAGTTTTTACTTTTTGGTGATTTAGATAAAGTTGAAATACGAAAAGGTTGACTTTTGACAACAGCCAGTATTTCCATTTCTTTGCCACGCTTGTCCCAGCGGCTTGCATAGAAAATTTTTCCACTCTCTACTGTATTGGGCAACTTATCATTTTTTGGTTTATCGCCTTGTGATTTTACTTCTTTAAAGCCAGCGTTTTTAAGAATCATGCGTATTTCACTGGGAGTTGCATCTGTGACAAGATCATAATTTTTTGGTGTTTTGCCAACAAGGTGATCTCTGACAGCACCACCAGTTAAATATAATGATTTCTTTTTTAGTTGTGGCTCAACTTCTCCCTTGTTTTTTTCAATTGTGGTGTAGCCTAAACCAACTTTATCTGAATTAACAAATGCTTTGACAATTTTAGCTAAATTAGCATGATTAGACTTATCGATAACAAATGGTAAAAACTCATTATTTCCTTGTTTTTTTTGAAGCTTAACGTGTGAAGTTACTGTGTTAGAAGAATTTTCTTCACTTTCTTCACGAATTCTAAAATATCTGGAGAATAGGCTCATATTTATTTCCTAGCATAAGATTATACTTTATTTATCAATAGATCAGCTTTTTTAGTTAACTTGGTGGAGATTGTAATTTTAAAAAATACAAAATAGTTGCACCTATAACCATTAATGCTAATTTCCACGCACTATCAAAAACTTTTTCCCAAAACCCATTCATATTATCAATTTTTAACTTATATGATTCAAGAGACAACTTCAAATCTATCAATTCTTTTTTTAAGGCTTTGATTTCTTCAGAAATAGAATCATTGTTTCCAATTAAGTTGTTGATACGTTCATCATGCCTTGAAGATGTCTCAACAAGTGAGTCGATACTTTCTTGTGTTTGATTTTTAGGCGGTGACATAATTTTCCGTTTCTAGTTCTTTAAACCTATATATTCTAGCCATGAATAACTCAGAAAATATAAAAGAAAAGCCAGAAGTGGTGATTGCAGAAGAAGTAGCGAATGATATTTCGCAAAACGACGAAGACACCATTGAATCAATGATTCCTTCTATGAATTTAAGTGTTCCTGAAAATGGAGTACCCAAGGAAAACCATTTGATTTCTGATGAAAAATATTTGGAAGTAATTGATGAAATCATGACCAATATGCGAGAAGATCGAAAAGAAGTCACGAATTTCATCGATACTTTTTCTAATATGGTTATAAATGATGGCGATGCAACAACTTCAACCAAAGAAGCCTTGGTTAATTTAATTAAAACAAAAGTTGACTTGCAAGATAAAATGCTCAAGGCAGCAGACTTAATGACAAGACTAAAACTTAAAAACACTTATGCTTATTCTGGCCCACATTTAAATGCTCTACAGCAAAATAACATAAATATTGGGACAGACAATACAAATTTTAATCGCAAAGAAATAATTAGAGCAATCAACCACGCTAAGAAGAAAAAGGAATAAAAATGTCAAGACACGCAATCAATTCATGGCTGGCTGAAGCTTCTGGAGATGTTGCTTCTGGTCAATCCCCAATGGGGCAACCAGATTCTCCTCCTAGTGCTGGTGGGCCACCTGCTGGCGATCCAAATGCTGCCAACCCATCAACTGAAATGACGCCTCCTGTTGCAGGCCAACAACAAAATAGTCCAGATGCTGCCAATAAATCACAAGAAATGCCAGATGTGAGTAATGATCCAGCCGCTCCTGACATGCCTGAAAATAAACAAAATCAAGATTTTGAAACTTGGAAAAATGAATTTTTCAAAGAAAGCGTTCGTGGCGATGTAGGTAAACTAATTGAAATGATTCAAAATATTCGTGACGCAAAACTAGAGCCATATCCACGAAAATTTGTAGAAGACAATCTTCAAATATGTTTTTTACGTCAAAATGCAAATATAGATAAGGCTTGTAAAAATATTCGCAACAATATAAAGCAAAACCTTGATCAGAACAATCCTTCCGTTAGTGTTGTCAATCATATTAACACAGCATTGCAAACTACACCTGATATGAATAATATTTTCATAAAACTTAAAGGATTGCTTGGCATGAAAGGTGATCTACATAGAAAATATTTATGCAGCCTTTTAGGAGCCGTTCAAGTTGGAAGCGGTGGCAACAATGAAGATTTAATTTATAACGAAAGAGATTATTCTATTCGTATTTCCACTAGATTTAACGATAAGTGGGGTAAGGTTGATATTGGTAAATGGAGCTTGCGTGAAGATGATCCAGAAAGATATTTGACTGAGCCTGAACAAAAAAGAATGGACGATGGAAGCCCAGAAGAAAAGGATGTTTTGCGTCGTCGTGTTGTAATGGAAGCAATAGCAGAAACATTCAAAAAACGCTCGTTTATCATCAATGTCGTTGGCACAGATGGAACCATTCACACACTTGGCTGGGACATGGCGGTTAGTCTGAGAAACGCTTACGCAAACGGCAAATTAATTGTAAAAACAATTCTAGGCGATAACAGCGAAGCCATGATTGATGAAGAAGGAACAATCATTCCTTATGTTGACATAAAAATAAAATATGTCAAAGACGCAGAAGGAGGAGTCGATGATGACGGAAGACCAGCCAAAGAAGAACATGAGTTTATGGAAAGAATTGATGGAATTCTTTTTTTAACAGCACAATTCCCAATTTTAAAAGAAGCCTCTACTTCATTTGGAGGAATTGTTTTAAAAGAAATTCCATATACAGGAAACCCAAGTGATTTGAATGTTTTAATGAGATGCGTTCCATCAGCACCAGAAATTTTACTTCGCAATTGTTAACATATTTGACTTAAAGATCGTAAATAGTAATTGATTAGTTTTACAGAAATATAAACCAAAAAGCAATTAGGGGAAAAATGAAAGTTTTTCTTGAATTTATTGATAGAAAACAGCGGGAAGCAAAAAGACAATTGAAAATTGTCGAAAAATCTCTTCGCAAAGGTAAATTGCACGTTTATTCACACATAGAAGACGATGATCCACATCTTTTTGTCAAAGCGAATAATAAAAAGTTAAGTTTTGAAGGTATAAGAATTTATCATATTGGCGATGGGATTGCATATAGAGTGCAAAAACTTGAAAAAACAGAGCCTTATGGTAAATCATATGCGCTCAATGTCGAAGAAATGTACAATGACTTCATGAGCGAAAACATGGATGAAAAAGAAGCCGCCGAAAAAGTTATGGAGGCAATGGTAAATGAAATAAAGAAATTTTTCCACCATAGCGCACAAGCAGAAGATAAATTGAGAACTGGACAGAAAGATGGAGTAGGAATGATTGTAAAAACAGGCGGATCTGATTACAGCAGCACTGTTTTAAATAGAATCTAAGGAGCAATGTGGAAGACAAAGTAAAATATCAAAATGAAACTGATGACACAATAGCTTTAATTATGGCTATTTTTCTTCCGCCACTTGGCGTTGTAATTAAAAGAGGAATAGATATTCAACTTGTTATAAACATTGTTTTGACTATGTTTGGATGGTTCCCGGGAATAATTCATGCTCTTTATGTTATTTTAAAAAAATAATTTGCCCAATTTCACTAAAAGCCCTGCATTAATGCAGGGCTTTTTTTATTTAAACATTTTAAATACATAAAATTATGGCAGTACCTTTTATTGACGCAATGTTGCCGGGAGATAAGGCATCACCAAATAAACCAATAGGTCGTGGAAGTCTTATTACATTTAATTATATTTTCCACAAATCTGGACACGATCCCTATCCAGTAGTATTGGTAACAGATATTTGGCCTAACTATATTCGTGGTATAAACTTAAATTATTTAACATTCCCAACTATCAAAAAAATGGTATTTCCAGCACCAAATCAAACAGTTTGCGATAACCCATCATTCACATATCAATATATAAAAGGTAGTGAATATATAGTTTCAGCATTCCGTCAGTATAAGCGCAATGGAATTCAGCGATTAAAAAAACTAGACTGCGCTTTTATAGTAAAAGCTCTTGGACTTTCTCGGTCTTTTGATCCAAATGAGATAGAAGCAATTCGTAGATCAGTTCGAGAGCAAATTCGCCAGCTAGCTAATGTAAGAGCAGCACCCACTGGTGAAATGACGGTATAAATAAATTATCTTTTTATTCGATAAGTGTTTTATCGAATACTAAATACTCATATAAATAAAGACAATTATTTAATTTAGGCGTTCATGGATCAACCCATATTAGACAATCTTAATCGTAATGTTGGAAGCGTTATAACAAGCCTTCAAGCATTAAAAAGTGCATTAGATACTGCTTCTACTGGCACAGCACAACCTGCTGGCGGTGGAAACGTAAACATGGATGACTTAAAAGACATACTAGGAAAATTCGTCAAAGATTTTAAAGAAGTATCAGAAGAGCAAAAAAAATATACAAAATCTGTCGTCAAAGCAATGAAAGATGTTATAAAAGCTCGTAGCAGTGGCGGCGGTGGCGGCGGTGGTGGCGGTGGTGGTGGTGGTGGTGGTGGTGGTGGTGGTGGTGGTGGTAAAAAATCCAAAGCAGACCAAGAAGAAATTAAAAATCTTCAAAGTAAATTGAGCTTAGAATCTCAACTTATCGATTTTGCTGAAAAAAATAGTTTTTATGGTGAAAATAGTGTCGATACTTTAACTGAAGCATTAAAAATAACTGTTGCTCAACATAAAGTAAGAGCCAATGCTTTAGTCAGCATACAAGGAATTAGTGACGTTGAAAAACAAGCATTGAAAACAGAATATAAGCGTTTAGAAGCTATTAAGAATGGCCAATATGCTTATTATAACATGGTTAACCAGTTAAGAGAAATTACTGGTTACATGAATACATTTGAAAGTGGCCTTGGTCTAAAAACCATGGAAACACTGACAAGCGGAATTGTTCAAGAGGAAATGAAATTTACTCAAGAAGTTCGCAAAGCAGCTTATGAAACAGCAGGACTAACCAAAAATAGTCAATCTCTTCAAAGAACATATGAAGAAATTGGCACTTCTGTTAAAACAACTGGCTTTGATAGAACTAAATTTCAACAATCTTATTTAAAATCTTTAAAGAGTGGTGTTAAAGATTTAAAGCAAGCTGTATCATTAACAACAACTCAACTTAACACTGAAAGCCAATTGGGTCTTGAAGCAGGATCATTACAAGAAACATTCCAATCATTTGCCCAAACAGGAAGAATGACTAATGGTCAACTTGCTGATATGGGTCGTGGTATGCGTGATGTAGCTAAAAATACTGGATTAACAGGCGAAGCATTAAAAGGAGCAGTTGATTCAAGTCGTGAAATAATTAATCAACTCAGAAATGCAGCAAGCCTAACAAGCACTGCTGCTAAAAATGTTATAGAAATGAATGCAAATGCCAAAAAACTTGGTGTTGATCAACAGATGTTGCAATTGCAAGGTGGATTGACAAGCGGCGCTAAATTACTGATGGACTCATCTTCACAAACTCAGTCAATGATATTTTTAGCAGCAAGTAAAGTTGGAAAAGTAAACGAAGCAATGAACGGAACTCTTCTTTCAACAAAAGAAGGAATTAAATCTCTTGGCACTGGATTGCAAGGAATTCTTAAAGATTTCGGTGTCGGAAGCCTTGAAGAAATTGATCAACTGTCAGCAGAAGCAAAAACAAGATTAAATATTCAACTAAAATCCGTCGTTGGAATGGAATTAGGAGAGTTCCGTTCTTTGATAGAATCTGTAAATGAATCAGGAAAAGGTCTTGGAGACAGACTTGGCGATATCAATAAGAAAATGAAAGATAATATAACCGCTGATGAAAAAAGAGCTTTAGTTGAACAAAAGCGCCAGTTGAAAGCTAGCAAGCAACTTGAAATATTGACAGCACTAGATGAAGCAGCAAAAGGCGCAAAAGATATGAATGGTGCCTTAGCTAAATTTGGCGAAAGAAGAAAAGATTTTGAAGGCGATTTACAAGCATTAGGATCAAGCTGGCAGAATGAAACACAAGTTGCTAAAGATGCAATCAAGGGAGCAATTGAAAGCGTTAACAAAGGGCTGAAAGAGGCTGGTAAATCAGAACTTAAAATAGATTCTTCAGAAATAGAAAAGGCTGTTAAAGACCCATCTATGTTAAGGGAATTGACTGCTAAAATAAGCAAGGGTGAACAACAATTAGCCACTGCACAGAAAGCACAACTTGATCCTGTAACAGAGACAAATCAAAAACTAACTGAAATAAATGACACTCTAAGAAATATGTCTCAAAATGTTATATCAAAAATAATGAGCAGCATTTTTGGAAAGTTATTGGTTGTTGGAGCAGTAATTTCTGGAATTGCAGCTTCAGTTATTGGTCTTGGAATTCAATTAATTGCGATTAAGAAGACATTGCAAAAAATTGCCTTTGGAGATATGAGCAAAGGAGAATCTGAACTAAGTCTTTTAGATAACCTAAAATCTGTTTTCACTAGCAAAAAACCAATTGAAGGCGTTAATATTGGTAAAACAGAAACGGAAAAACTAACAGGTCAAACATCTCCAACTAGTACTGTTACATCAGAAGCGCAAAAGAAAACAAAAGCAGAAACGCAACCGCAAACTCAAACTGTTGCACCTAAACCAGAATCAGTAAACGTAGAAGAAAAAATAAGCAAGTCATCAGAAATTCTTACAAAAATTTTAACTACTTTAGATACAATTAAAGATTGTATTTGTAAACCTTCTACACCATTGACTCAACCACCAGCAGCAGCACCTGATCCAATGGCTGCATTGACACAAGCAAAACCAGCAGCAGCACCTGATCCAATGGCTGCATTGACACAAGCAAAACCAGCAGAGCCAGAACCTGTGCAAGTTGCTGAAAAAGCTGCTGGAAAAGCAGCTAAAAAGAAAAAGCTAACTCCAGAAGAAATTGCAGCACTTAAAGCTGAAGGTCAGGCAAGAAAAGAAGCCGCCAAAGCTAAAGGACTTGATCCAGCAGTTGAAAAATCCATCAGAAGAAATCAAGAAAAGAATATAAAGATGGATACGAAATTAAACAATATAGAGAGAAAAGAACAAATAAAAGAAATAAGAAGAGGCAAAAAAGACGATAGAATATTAAGATTAGAAGAGCAAGCTGTAAAACATGAAAGGAAAATGCAGAAAAAAGAAACAGCTATGCCTAAAGAAGTAGATGCTCCTAAAGAAGCAGCTACGCCTTGTCCTAGTGTTCCAGATGATGGTTGCCTCGATCCAAAAGCAATGGCGGCTAGTGGCGGAAGCATGGTTAAAACAGCAGCCGCTGTTGCTATTTTAGCCGCTGGAGCTTTGGTGTTGGGAACTGCATTGATATTCCTTGGCAGTAAAGTTCTTAAAGCACTTGGTCTTGATTTAAACAAAATAATGGAAACTGCTGCTGCAATCGCTGCGGTCATCGGCGTTGCTGTAGCCATTTCAGTTGCTGGCGCTCTTGCAATGAATTGCTTGTCTGAAATTGAACCTGAAATTTCAAAAATACAAAAAAATCTTGGCAAGGCCGTAAAAACAGGAGCAATTCTTGTTGTCATGGGAACTATTTTGGTCATTCTTGGCGCAGCAATGATTTACTTGGCACGGATGGTTCTAAAGGCACTCAATATGGATGCCTCTACAGCAATTGAAGTTGCCACTACAGTTGGAGCAATTGCTGGCGTTGTAGGAACAGTTGCCTACGCAACTGTTAAGTTTTTAGAAGCACTTGAAGAACTTGACGCAAACCCAATGTGGAAAAAAATTAAAACAAATTATCCAGCAATAGTAAAGAATATTGCCTTGGGAGGATTAGCACTTTTAGTCATATCAGGCGCAATAGTTATCCTTGGCGCAGCATTGATAAAATTTTCTCAATATATATTAGGAGCATTAGGAGTTGATGCAGCTACTGCTTTTAAAGTTGGATCAACAATAGCCGCAATTATGGTCGCTGTGGGATTAATTGCACTTGCCACAATTGGATCAATTGGTGGATTACAAGCTCTCGGACAATTAACTGCTTACCTTGTAACACCAGTACCGGGTCCATTTCCTATTCCTGCTGGTGCCTTGATGCTACTTGGCGCTGACGTTTTGCTTAAACTTGGTCTACCAATTCTTTTGCTTGCTACAGCACTTATGTTTTTTGGCAAAATAATTCTTGGGGCAGCTGGAATTAATGCAGCTACAGCAATGAAAATTGGAATGACAATTTCTGCCATATTTTTAGCAGTTGGTCTAATTTCTTTGGCTTTAGGGTTTGCTATGGAAGGCCTAACGTATCTAGGAGCAATAGCAACTATAGTTTTAACTAGTCCTCTGGTAGTATTAATGGAACTAGGAGCATGGGCATTATTGCTTGGAGGAGGAGGAATTCTTCTTCTTGGAGTCGCAATAATGTGGCTAGCTAAAACTCTTTTAGCTATTTCGGGATTAAATTTAGCTTCAATTGCAATGACAACATTGACCGTATATGCATTATTTGCTGGAGTTGCATTAATATCGATTGCTTTGGGTGCTGCGATGGAAGGCCTAATGTATCTAGGAGCAATAGCAGGTATACTTATACTTGCAATTCCTTTAATGGAGATTGGCGCAAGAGCTTTATTATTTTTCACACCAGCAATGCTTCTTCTTGCATCTGCAATAATATTGATGGGAATGTTAGTATCGAAATTTATTGTATCGCCAAAACTAGCTGGTCAAACTGCTTACGCTATTGCAACTATTCTTGGCGCTGCTGCACTTATTGCTGCCGCTGTTGTCGGATTCGCAACTATCGGAATAGCTTTAGGACTTATTGGACTTCTTTCTCCACTTATTGCAGGTCTTATGTTGCCTGCCGCATGGGGTCTTGGCGTATTGGCTTTCCCAATGATTGAATTTGTACAAGCTGCTGTAAGAATAGCCAAAGATTTGGCAGGAGCAATGCCATTAAACAAAGTAAATGAATGTGTTGGCGCTATAGCATCAATTCTTGGTGCTGCTCTGTTAATAGCAGGTATAATACTTGGATTTGCTACAATTGGCACAGGCTTGGGACTTATTGGACTTCTTTCTCCACTTATTGCAGGTCTTATGTTGCCTGCTGCATGGGGTCTTGGCGTATTGGCTTTCCCAATGATTGAATTTACACAAGCTGCTGCCAATGTAGCCAAAGATTTGGCAAAAGCTTTGCCTCCAGCACAAGTGGAAGAAGTAGTTAATGCTGTAACAACAATTTTGAATGGAGCAGCAAAGATAGGCGAATCAGTATCTGGAATGATTCCTTCAATGCAATATATGTCAATGATAGGACTTATTGCGCCAGTCATTGCTTGGTCAATGAGTGGTGCTGGTGGAGCACTTATCACACTTTCTAAACCACTTGCTTTTTTTGCAATTGCCGCACTATATGTTGCGATTTTACTTAATTCTATAATGAAACCCAAAGATGCAGAAGAAGCTGCAAATGCTGTGACAACAATTCTGAATGGAGCGGCTAGTATTTCGGATTCCCTGATGAAAATGGTTCCTAAACTTACGGCAATTGGATCAACTGCACTCATCATGTTTATGATTGCTCCTATTATGCGTCTTGCTGCTTCAGCACTTTATATCATGTCATGGCCTGTTGTTGAATATGCTAAAGCAATTGTTAGTTTTGCAATGTCATTGGCAAGTGTAGTTCATCCCGATAAGGCTAAATCTTTATCGCAAGGTGTTGCTTCTATGCTTAGTGCTATAGGAGAAGTGTCGGATGAGTTCCAAAAAATTAGAAATAAAATTGTCAGTATAGGAATGGGAGAAGGAGTTTTCAAACTTTTCCTTTTTACTTTGCCTGCACTTCGCATGGGAGTCTTTGCTTTCAAAGCAATGAAAAAACCAATAACTGATTTTATAATTGAAATTGTAAACTTCAGTACTTCCTTGTCAACTATTGTAACTCCAGCTGTTGCTAAAACTGCCACAAAGACAATAAATGCTACATCTGAAATAATTGCAAAAGTATCAGATATTATGAAGAATTTGAATGAAAAGATTGTTCCCATGACAAAAGCTGGATGGTTTACAAAATCTCCTGTTGACATATTGATAGAAGCAAAAAATAAACTAGCAACTTTCTTCCCAGCAATGTTTGGTTTAATAAAATCAATTGTTCTTCAAGTTAACGCTAGCTTTACCGAAACGCAAGGCATTAAATCTGCTTTGAAAATATTGACCTTAATTGGCATGGTTGTAAATGAAGTTTCTAACGCAATTAAATCTCTTTCAGAAAAGGTTGCTCCATTTGTTAAAAAGGGATGGTGGAGTGGTAAATCGGCATCAGATGAGATAATTGCTGCCAAGACTGACATTAAAAATTTAATATTGGCAATTGTAGATTTGATGGGAACTGGAATTGTTGGTCCAATTGCAAAAATGGACAATATTGAAGAAATGAAAAAGGCTGCAAAAATAATGGCCGTAGTAGCCGTTCTCATGGAATTGACTGGTAAGGCAATTAAGGGGATGGCAGAAGTTGTAGGGACAATGAAATCGGGTTATATTAAAAAAGGTTCTGCTGACATAATAAAAGAAAATAAAGATACATTTAAAGAATTTTTTGGAGAAGTTACAAAATTTATCGGTGAAGGAATTGTTGATTCTATTTCTATTATTCCTGATAGTTCAAGTTTAAGCAAGGCATCATCAACTATGATTGATGTTGCTAGGCTTCTTTGTGCTACAGGATCTACAATCAAGTCTCTTGCTGAAGTTATGAAATTAATGGACCCAGTTTCACTTTTCGATAGAAAATCACCAATGCAAAAAATTGTTGAAAAAACTGATAAATTTACAGATTGGTTTGGTAAAATTGGAAAATTTGTCAAAGAAGGAATAGTAGATCCAACAAATTTAATTTTCACTGACTCAAAAGACATTAATTCTGCTTCGATAATTATAGTTGCTATGGCTAAGATTGCAGCATCAATTGTTCCGATGATTAAGAATCTTGCTGAAGCCGTTGCTTTAGCCACAGAAGGTAAAGGAATTTTTGATGCGGCTCCAATGAAGAAAATTGTTGATAGTAAAGATAAATTTACATATTGGTTTGAGATAATTGGCGTATTTGTGCGTGATGGTATAGTTAAACCAACTTTGAGCGTCATGAAAGATATAGATATAGGAAAAGCCACTCAAATAATTGTTTCGATGGCAACCATTGCCGCACAAATTGTTCCAATGATAAAAAATCTTGCTTCTGCTGTTGGATTAATGAGTGAAGGAGGCGTTGACAACATTGATACTGAATGTCCTGTCGATAGAATAATCTCATCAAAAGATAAGTTTACTGATTTTTTCACACAAGTAGCAATGTTTATGCGTGATGGAATTGTCAATCCAATTTTGAATGAGTTGAAAGATTTAGACGGAATTCAAAAAGCAGCAAGAATAATGAATGCAATGAATCAATTAATTATAATGATTCCACAAGTTATCAATAATTTTGTTACAGGACTAATTCCTTTGGTGGAAAACAGTATACAAGACATAGCCAAAGACACACCTGAAGAAAAAATTAAGGCAAACTCTGAAAAGCTTAAAGCATTTTTCACAACAACAGCAAGATTTATGCGTGAGGGAATTGTCAATCCAATTTTAAAGGAATTGGATGATTTGGACAGTATTCAAAGGGCTGCAAGAATTCTTAATGCTATGAATCAATTGTTGATAAATGTTACAGGTGTAATTAGAAGTTTGGTTTCATTGTTTGGTCCGCTTGATCCTAATCAGTGTCTTAAAGAGGCACCTATTCAAATGATTTCGAGAATGGCACCTCAATTTACCTTGTGGTTTACAAATGTTGCTTTGTTGATGAGAAATGGCATTTTATATCCAATTTTGTTACTATTCCCATCTGAAGAAGAAATGAAAGAGGCTGTTGCTCAGTTGGCAAGAATGATTGAGTTGGTTAAATTGTTACCTGCATTTTTAATGCAATTATCCAATTCTATGGATATGTTTTCTGGAGTTGTAGGTGCCTTCAACATAGGACTAAAAGTTACATTTTTTGCAAGTGTATTTACTTATTTGGCTGATACTTTGAAATATGGAGTTATTAATCCAATATTTGAAATGCCTACTGTTGACGAATTAGATGATGCTATTGATCGCATGAGTGGAATGGCAGATGTAACTGCGACTGCATCTGGTTTAATGAAATTCTTGTTTGACGTGTTTAATGATTTCAGTAATTCTATTGGCTTATATACAATATTTTTTGGTGCAAGAAATACAAATTATTTTGCGGACACATTTACTTATTTGGCTGATACTTTGAAATATGGAGTTATTGGTCCAATATTGTATATGCCTACTGTTGATCAATTAGATGATGCTATTGATCGCATGAATGGAATGGCTAATGTAACTGAGACTGCATCTGGTTTAATGAAATTCTTGTTTGACGTGTTTAGTGATTTCAGTAATTCTATTGGCTTATATACAATATTTTTTGGTGCAAAAAATACAAATTATTTTGCGGACACATTTACTTATTTGGCTAATGTTTTCATGGATGGAATTATCGTACCGATTAGAAAATTACCTAGTGTTGATGAATTAAGAGATGCTGTTAATAGAATAGAAGGAATGTCGAATGTTTGTAGTGCGGCTTCTTACGCTATGGGTAAAATGTTCCGAATATTTGGCGAATTTTCAGAAAAGACAAGCTTTTTTGGAATGATTTTTGGTAGATTTGATCAATACTTCTTCAATAAGACATTTACAACTATGGCTGACAGTTTGAAGTACGGTATAATTCAACCAATTCTAAAAAACATGCCTGCTGTATCTGAATTGAATTTAGTTGTTGATAAGTTAAAGGGATTGGTTAATATTCTTGATGAAGTTCAAAAAATCATGAATAAAATGCAGGAAACTGTAAGTAATATTGGAAATATTGGTTTTGATTTTAATGCAATTAAAGAAATGCCTATTGATAAACTTTTGCTTCTTGCAAATCATGCAAAGAAGGGTCTTGATATAGCACAGAGTGTAGAAACAAGTGTATCAAAAACAAGTGTGAAAGAAGAGCCTTCTGTTGCGGCAACTAAAAAGGCAAACGCAGAGATTTCTGCAATTGTTGAAAATAATTCAAGTAATAAAAATATTACATCTGTAACAGCAACTCCAACATCTAAAATTGGAGGAGAATCTTCTATTCAGAGCAAGATAGCTGCCAAGAAGGCATCTGAAGAACCTCAAGCTGCTAAGATTACTGGTAAAGAGTTGACTGAAATTTCTGAATCTTCAAAAGAACAAACTGAATTAACAGGAGAGCTTGTTGAGTTATTCAAGAAATTCTTAGACTTAATGAAGCCAACATCTGGTGGTGGAGGATCTGGCGCAGATACTCCTTCAACTGGACTCAATAGAATCAAGGGTAAGCCTCCGAAAATTTACAAAGCAACTAGTGGATTATTGTCTAAGGGACCACAAAGACAAGTTGTTAACATGAGTCCATTGCCATCTTAATTAATTTAAAAGGAATAATAAATGAACGCTACCATACCTGATGGTCAAATGAATGTACTGGAAAAATGTTACATTGATATTCCATCATTATCAATTACACTAAAGATGCAATCTTTGCCAGATATTAGTGATGGAAAAGGCGCACAATATGGAGATGAAACATCAATCGGTAGAAGTACTCCTTTCAAAACTTATCAGAATTCTGATAATAGGACAATTGGATGGACTGCTCATTATATGGTAACTCAAGAAAAAGATATACCATTGCTTTTTAGTTACATAAGAGCAGTTCAGGCGGCAGTTTATCCATTTGACTCAAAAGATTCAAATTTAGGCGGCAATGTTGCTGGTAATGGAGGTGCTCCATATGCTCCTCCTCCTGTTTGTAAGCTTCAGTGTGGCGATCTTTTATCAAAAGTAGGACCAATTAATGCTGTGTTAAAATCATATAGTATTAAATTCGACCCTTCTGTTCCTTGGGATGAAAAAACTTATTTGCCTTATAAATTTGATTTAGACTTAAGTTTTGATGTTATTTATAATCAATCGGATTTGCCGGGTGCAAATAGAATTTTTAATGATAGTAGTCTTTAATTATCGAGGAAATATGGCTAATTTAATAGAAGAGACGGCAATAAACCCTAAAAGATTTGTTCCAGTATCTAGCAGATATTCTGATGCTACTGTCATTTATTATACTGAAAACAAATTAATGACATATAAAATTTACAAAAAAAATATTATACAAACGAGTAACAGAGATAGATATTATGTAGTAACAGCAGGATCTGAATATCGTCCTGACTTAGTTTCAAATAAAGTTTATGGTTCTCCTGATTTTTGGTGGAAAATAATGGAGGCCAACAATATAAAAGATATTTTTGATTTCAAGACGGGTATTAATATTCGTTTACCAGATGCTATTTTAGGATAACTATGCCCCCAAAGCCTTGTCAATTAAATAAAGAATGTTTGGAATCATATGCATGTTCTGCTCCGATGGCAGTAATGGAAGGTGCTATTTATTCTCCTTATGTGGAATTATCTTTTGGTGCTGCGAAAACGATTACTGGACAAGATCCAGAAAGATTAATTCTTACGGTTGGCAATCAATCTCAACCAAATGCTAATTTAGCTGCAATTACTTCTTTTAGTTATGGTTTTCAAAATGGTGGTGGAACTGGTCAGGGCGCTGAAATTGAGGTTATAGATAATGGTGGGGCAATGTATAGAAGCATTATTAGGGCTTTGAACAAATCTGCTGTAACGAAGAAACAAGAAGTATCTTTTACTGAATTTGATTTTGGGTGGATTGTTACGGATACATCTGGGAATAGTATGCCAAAATTAATTACAGCGAAAAGAATTAGTGGAAAAATAATCAGAAGTATATTTTTAGAAGCCGAGACTAATTTTGATGGAGGAAATGTTAAAATAAAGATTAAACTGGCACCTCCCTCTAATGAAGACACATCTGTGCCTCAAACTGGTAGTATTGGAACATCAGATCAGCCTGTTGATCTTAAGTATGCAATTACTCAGCTTTTGACTAGACCTGAGGTTGGTTATTCTGGTGTTGATTTTTTAGCGGCTGGTTATTATGACGCAGACAAAAAGTATGTTCCAAGTACATCAGAGCTTAATTTTCCTGCAAACATTGGTGGTGCAAAAGGACCGAAGGCAAGCTGGCCTTTAGAGCAACAGAGTGCGTTGAATGTTGTTCGCAACTGGTTGTCAACAATTACAACAGAAAATGGAAGAGGAATTTTAATTCTTTACAATAATGAAAATAATAAAATAATTATTCAGGAAGATCCTACTGATCCAAATGGAAAATGTTGTGCTGGTCACATTGCCACATATGTTGTTAATGGTGGAGGTTGTTCACCAGTTCTTGAATTTAATCCATCAATAAGTTGGCCAAAGGGTTTAATTCCCGGTAATGGTGGTACTGGTGGTGGTGCGTCAGGAGGAGGAGGCCAGAATATAAATCCTATGATTGATATTCAAAAAACTGGTGCCCAAACAAATCCTGTGCTTCAGCAGCATGAATGGCAATTTAGACCTCCTGAAGAGCATGTGGAAGCTGCTGTAATTGGTTATTCTACAAATACTAAGTCTGAGCAGTCTAGTGGAGCAGCCCCTTCTGGTGGCAAGCCAGCTTGGTCGGCAGATTTAAAAATAATGGGTGATCCTTTTTATTCTAATCCAATTTTATTTGTTGGTACTAAATTTGTTTCAATAGTTTTTATAAATCCATATTTTTTTGGTGATGCTGCTAGTGGAACTTGGCTACAAACTTCAACATGCAATAGTATGTTGAGCAATAAAAAATATCAGGTAACTGGCGTGAGCCATAATATTGGAAATGGAACTTATACCACTACATTAAAATTAATGCTACCCGTGCCAAATATTGATGTACCATCTGGAGATTCAGCAGGAGGCAATGGTTGTGGTAGTAAAGATCAAAACTTTGTTGATGCTTCGGGCAAATCAACAACTTAGTAAAGGCTATAAAAATGGGATTTGTTAGCGATTCAGATTTTTCTTCTCTTAAAAAAAGACTAGAGACCATTGAAAATCAAATGGGTGGCATGACTTATGATATGCGTGAAGTCGTTAGAAACGAAATCATGATGAATGCCGATGTTGTTGAGCAATCACAGACTCAATTTGGGCTATACACAGGACTATGCGTTGATACAATTGATATATGGAAGCAAAATAGAATAAGATTTTATTCTCCGATATTTCATACGCCTAACATGAAGATAGAAGAATTGCCTTGGGCACATGCTGTGAGCAATATGGGTGGTTTTGATGATTGTGGAATGACATGGGTTCCTCCTGCTGGATCGACTGTTTGTATTTTATTTGAAAATGGAAGTAGAACATCACCTTTTTATATTGGAACAACTTGGCATAGAAACAGAGGTCCTGATGGAAAGCACAATTGGGGATATAATATTGATGAATATTATCGCATATGGGATGGAAAAAGAAAAGGATATTTAGTTGGACCAGATGATGGTTCACAAGTCTTTCCGCCTTGGAACACTGAAAATTACAATGGTTTTGATTTAACTTCTTTGGTTGATTTTGATAGCAATACTGAGGCTCAAAGACTAATTACTTATCCTCATATTTATGGATTTAAAACGCCTGAAAAGCACATGATAAAGATGGTCGATGGCGATGCAAAATGCAATCGCAAGTGGAAAAGATTCGAGATTATGTCTAGTTGCGGCAATTGGATCATGCTTAAAGATGATCATCTTCATTATTCAGGTCAATGGGCGCATCAAGATTGTGGTGGTTCAGTTATTGATGGTGAAACTAGTTGTGTAGAAGATGCGTATAATCAAAGTCAAATAGATAAATATCGTTTAAATCAAGGAAAAGATGCTTCTGATAAAAATAGTCCGAAGCAAATTTCTAATGTTGCAGCAACAAACCCAGCATCTGTGACATCTGACGGTCATGGTTTACAAACTGGTGATCAAATACATATTAGAGACACAAATTCAAATCCACCTATTGATGGATTTTATTCAATTAATGTAACTGGCCCTAATTCATTCACAATTGACTTAGATCTTTCTGGTGGAGCTTCAGGTTTTAGTGGAACTTTTGATTTATATAATAGTCCAACAGCAAGTGAAGAGGATTATTTAAGTGCAAATACAAAAGATATTTCTCCAGAAATTGGCAAAAAATTAGAAGATTTCGATTGTGAAGGTAAATTAAGTAATAGAAAAATTATTGGTGGTCATCCTAGAACTGGCGCTCCTAATACAACATATTCTTATAATTCTCAAATTGGAGCTAATCCTTATTTTAAACATAGGCAGGAGTGTCGTCCATACAGGGGATCTCCAACCCCTCAAAACAATCAATGTGATTTGCCGCAAAGTGGTATTCAGTTGCAATCAATTTCTGGACATACATTTGTAATGGATGATTCTGTTGAAGAACCGAGTGGTTCTCCAACATGGGATCGTGAATTTGATTTTGGATGTAATAATAAGTATGTTGGCAGAACATATTGGAAGTCGGCTACTGGTCATTATATTGAAATGAGTGATGTTGAAGGTCAGGCTGGAGACAGCAATTCAACATTAAGAAATCAAGATAACTTTATTCGTATAAGATCAGCAACTGGAAACAGTATTGAACTTAATGATCATACTGAATCGCAGCCAGATTGTTCAGGTTGTCCGCCTAATATTGCAGGAAATCGTCGTGGTATTCATTTGAGGAGTACCAGCAATCATACCATTGACATGTCTGATGAAGGCAATGAACAATGTGGATCATGTCGTGTTGAAGGTGGTGTTCCAAAATCGAAGGCTAAAAAGGCTTATGTTAGGATTAGGACTGGCTATGGTCTTGAAATGAATTTTTCTGATGATTCAAATCAGGAAATAGCTGAAAATCAACACATACAAATATTTTCACCTCACAAGGGTAATATAAAGGGTCCTCATATTTTGAGGTTTCAAGAATCTGCTCCAAGTAATTCTGGATTAGTACTACTAAGAGTTGGTGGTAATTATGTTTGTTATACGGTAGATAATCATTACACAGTTGTTGGAACTGAAGACGATCCGAATAATTTAGTTGAATATGTAACTAAATTCAATGTAGTATATACTAAAAATGCTTATGTAAATGTTACTGAAAAGTCTCATTTATTTTTAGCTAAAAGTAAAATATTCCTTTTGGCTGGAGAAGATTGTCCTAGTCCAGAAGGAATACTTGGTCCTTGTTTGGCTCCAGTATGCGTTTTGAAAGATGGCGCAATTAGGGCTAGTGATCGTGTTTTTGCAAGTGCATCACCAAGTGCTCCTGTATTGAGTATTTTCCAATTGAAACCGTTCTATAAGACACCACCAGCAACAGGATGATAAAAAATGGTAATATTTGCAGGTCTACCTTATCCAACTCAAAAAACACCGAGAGGTTACTGGTATTCACAAGGTGGAGTCAATCAAATAAAATCAGACTTATTATGTCTTTTGCTAACAAACCCCGGCGAAAGAGTAATGCTTCCTGAATTTGGGACTCCTCTTAAAAAACTTTTGTTTGAACAAAATGATTCTACATTGCAGAATGAAACTCTTCGTGTAATTAGCAATTCAATATCCAAGTGGGAGCCAAGAATAGCAGTTAGAAATATTGAAGTTTCTTCGACAGTTGACTCATCTTCTTTAGACTCAGATGATGATGGAACTGAAAAAGAACATATTTTGTTTATAAGAATAATTTTTGTCGATCCACAGAATATAAAAGAAGTACAAGAATTAACGCTAGAAATGCCGTTAACATAAAAGGAGAATAAATGGCAACCACAAATAATTGTCCATTTGATATTGCACCGTATACGCAATCACAGTTGATTACGACTCCGAACATTTTTAATTTGAATTATACTAATCAGGACTTTTGGTCCATGAAAACACGTTTGGTTGAATTTACCAGACAAAAGTTCAGTAATGATTTTGCTGATTTTGTAGAATCATCAATTGCTATCATGTTGATTGAAAACTGGTCATTTATTGCAGACACTTTAAGTTTTAAGATGGATCAGATTGCGAATGAAATATTTATTGATACAGTCACTGAGTTGGAGAATGCTTTTCGTCTTGCGAAGCTTGTTGGTTTTGAGCCACAGCCGCCGATTGCTGCAAGATCATTATGGACAGCCAGTTTAAATAATTCAATTTTATCTGACTGTGTAATTGCTACTCCTTTCAATATTACTGTTAATGCTGGCGGAACAGCTATTACGGTTGAATTATTTCCAGCAGACTCAGATAATAATCCTATTTTTGATGATCAAATTGTTATTCCAGCAGGAAGTCTAGTTAACGCTAGTGTTGTTGGTCTGGAAGGTTCGACTCGTCGGATAAATACTGTGGGCAATGGCATAGTTGGTCAGACGATTACTTTGGCTGAAAGTCCTGTTATTTTTGATTCAATTAGAGTTTATGTTGATGGTGTTAAATGGCAACAAGTTCCATTTTTCACTGATTCTCAGCCTAGGCGTGAGTATAGAGTTGAATATGATTCGACCTATACTGCTTTTGTAATATTCGGTAATAATAGAGCGGGACTTATACCCAATCAGGGAAGTAATATTTTAATTGTATACCGTCAAGGTGGTGGTTCGGTTGGTAACATTGTCAGTGGAACCATTGAAAAACAAGCTATTGTCAATGTTCCCGGTATTCCTTATGGAATTCCCGTTTCATTTAGAAATTACACTAAAGGTGAATTTGGTTATGATGGAGATACAATTGATGATATTAGAAATAAGTTACCAGCTTGGTCAAGATCACAAAACAGGGCAGTAACAGGCCTTGACTATAAAACTTTAACTGATCAATTTGCGACTCCATATCAAGGTCAAATTGGTAAAAGTACAGCTGTTCTTAGAAATCATGGTTGTTCTGGTAATATCATTGACATTTATATTTTAGCTAGGAATGGTGTTGATGGCCTTCAAGAAGCAAGTAGTGATCTTAAAGTTTCATTGGAAAATTATTTAAATAATGTAAAAATGATTACTGATTTTATTTGTATTAGAAATGGTTTTGTCGTAGCCGTAGATATTACTATTGATATAACAATGGATCGTTTGTACAAAAAATTTGAAGAAGAATTTAAAGTTAAAATACAAAGAAGGATAAATCAATTTTTTGCTATTTCTAACTGGGAATTTGGCGAACAATTAAAAGAAATTGATATTACGAAAGTTCTTTCTGATTTGAAGGAAATTACGAATATAGACATTACATTTACTACAGACGATCCAAATAATGGTGGAAATATTGTACTCGCAAGATTTTTTGAAATCATTCGTCCAGATGTAACAACAATTGGGTTTACATTTGAATAAGGAGTTGTGGTGCCAGTAGAATTAGATCAAAATCCGAAAATTACTGATGATGTAAGATTTTTACTGCAAACACCAGATGCAGATGGTTGTTTTTTAACATTTCCTTACAAAATTGATAATATCACAATTTATTATGTTGAAAGAAACTTTTCAAGTGGAAATCAAAATGAATATGCTGATAAAACTTATGATCCTAAAAAATTAGTTTTAGCGGAATCAGCAGAAGTTAACGCATGTTTAAATCCAACTTCTGAAAACATATCAATAGCTAAAAAATTAAGATTAGATGCAGAACAAACTGTAACAAATAATTCTTTTTACTTTGATCAAGCCAATCCTGTAAAAATAGTAGGAATTCCAACCAATCCAGCTTGGTTGACAGGCAAGCAAATTACAGGAATTAGCACTACTAATCCATCAATTATTACCTCTCCTTCTCATGGTCTTAATACAGGAGACAAGATTTTAATTTATGGTTCAAATTCTGTCCCTGCAATAGATGATGAATATGTAATAACCTACATATCAGCTAACACTTTCTCAATTCCTTTTAATCTTAATGATATTTCATATACAGCAGGAACAAGTGGTATTTGGTTTACTCAACAACAAAATGTAGATAACATACTAACTCCAATTGTTATTGACAATAAAACTACGATAGGAACATTCGAGTATATTTGGAGTCCTTTGGGTTGCAGAGAAGGAGATTATTTTATTTGTTGGACTTGGACGCCTTTAATTGGAGGGACAAGTTTATCATCACATATAAGATTTTCTCTTGCTGGAAACACTCAAGTCACAACAAGTATACCAACACATTTTACTAATCCTGAAAAATATAAAACATTGCTTGAAAAGTATACGCCTGAAATGTTCAAGACAATGATTTCCGACAAAGATTTAACACCAATAGTTTTGAATAATTTCAATCAAGCAGTTGCGATGGGATTCACAACTCTTGAAAATCTTGCCAATCAAATTGTTGACTTACAAGATGCTAATTCATTACACGAAGCTTTACTTCCATATCTTGCTAATTTATTTAACTTGAAATTAAAAACAGCAGATCCAACTAAATGGCGTGGTCAAATAAAACGTGCTATACCTTTATTTAAAACCAAAGGAACAAGGAAATCACTTGAAGAATCATTCTTTCAAGCTGGAATGAGACTCGTAAGTTATAAGCAACTTTGGCAAGTAATTTCAAAATACACTTGGCAAGAATCTTTTTTATACGAAAATTTAAGTTTTGATTTTATTTTAGAAAAAACACTGATAACTCCTTTGGATAATGATAATTTTGAACTTTACATTAGACCAGTCAATAGTGATTTTTACACAACATTAACATCTGATTATGTAACATTTTCAACTGTTGATGGCGTAACAACAATGACATGGGTTGGAGACACTCTTCTTGTTGATCCAATTGTTTTGGTTGCTGGAGACATTATAAGAGTTTTATATCAGTATCAGACAATTCCTTCGCCAACAGAACAATCACTTGAAGATTACGTTCGACTTTTACCATTAATTGATAATAGAGATGAAGTAAATCAAACCTATCCTCTTAAAAATTGGAATGTTCGTGGGATAGAGCCAGATGATGTTTTGTTCAACTTGATTATACCATCTAGACATCCTTATCATGATTTTATTGTTTATGGTAAAGTAAGAACAGAATTTCCATATAGTGAAAATATTTACAATATGGAAGAATATAATGGCAGTATTCGCAATTCCAAAGCACCATGTGATATTGATAAAAACTTTGTCGATACATGTTTTTCTTGCATTAGTAGCAGTTATAACATTGATGTCGAAATAGAAAACATATCAGATGATAGAATTAGAGAGTTTCATGAAGTTATAAGGGAATTTGTTCCATTTCATGCTGTCCTAAACACAGTTAGGTTTTATGGAGGTCTACAAGAGTTTATTACATCACCAATTGAAAATATTGAAGTTTTAATTAAACATAGTATTAATCAATATTGTATTTCAGGTGAAGGACAAGTGTACTTTAATAGAACAATGAAGGGAAGCAATTTAAATAATTTATCAAATAGCAATTGTGTTTTCAGAGATGAATTGGCGGATAAGACACAAATAGTTAATTCCGTTTCAGGAACTGCTTATAATAGCGACATTGTAGTTTATTGTCCTTCTGCCAAATTGACTAATCGTGGAATGAGAAATGATGGGAGCGCCATCATGGAAATTCTTAGCGGATCATATATTGGATCATATCTTATCGATAGAGTAGAAGACAATATCGTACATTTTACAACATCGCCAACTGAACCTATTGATGAGTGTAATAATTTATTTGCATATGATGGAACACAAAGCACTTGCTCTTTTGCTTTTAGGATTATCAATCCTGTAATTGATAATTTTAATTATGGTTCGCTTTGTGAAATTTATCAAGATGATTATGTTGTTTTTACAGATTCAGATAAAGATTTTGCCGATCTTGGCGTTGAGTCACAATTTGATGTTAATCAGGGAACATCAGTTTCGGCGTGGGAGATTCAAATACCAGCTTATAGTATGACTAATTATACTATTTTGAATATTGATCCAAATGGTAAATTAATTTTATCATATGATGGTACAATGCCAACATCTTCTGTTAGTGGTTTAACTTATACAATTTATAATGGATTGACAGCAGTGGCTACGGGAACAATTGGTGTTTTAACTGTTACAAACAGAGGAAGAACAATTGTAAATAATCCAGATTTATTGCCAATTAGTAGTATGATCAGAGGGTCAAATTTTTATCAGAAAATTTCTTCAGTTGATTATCAAATTACAAGTCTTGTAACTGGAACAGATGATCAGTTTTATATTTCTGGTTATATTGGCGGCACAATTGTTGGAACAAATTTATTGGTAAATCAAAGACTTATTGAAGATGTTGTTGGCTACATGACACATCGTGGATTAAATGTTGAAATTTCTGGTGTTGATTACGAAACAAATTTTGGAATTCAAAACGGTGCCAATACTATACTACCTTATACAGATCCAATCATAAATAATTTTAAAGAAAATTATATTGTTCAGGTGAATGGTGAAGATTATTGGATTGCAGATATTGATGGAAATGATCCTATTGGCAGCACAACAATTAAACTATATGGTAGAGATTCTTATTGGACAACATATTCTAATGGCGGAACGCCTGCTACTGTAAGCATATATAAATATGAAAGTAAAGGTGCTACTATTAAAGGGCCATATCCAAATCAGCCAGAACATACTTTTGAAAATATAAATAGGAACGGAAGTCCTTTTGTTACTGGAACAGAAGAATCATTGGATACAGTGGTTACATCGTTGTCTAATAAAAATGATTCTATGCTAAATGAATTAATTAAACACAACGAGGTGATATCTTATAGAATTGAATATTCAAATGGATCGAAAGAAGAAGGAAAAATATGACAGACATCAGTACTAAAATTAAAACCCGTGGTGATGTTCAAATGATCATCAACTATACTTCGGGAGAACAAAAAATCATTGAGTTTAAAAATACCGTTTTAGTCGGTGGCCGTGAGGCTTTGGCTGCTTCTTTGGCAAACAAATTTACAGGTAACTACCAATATTACATTAATCGTATGATTTTTGGTACGGGAGGCACTGCTGGCGGCAATCTTAAATATGTTAATGCCAGTAGAAATGGTTTGTTTTCAGGATCTCCAGTTTCAGTAAAGCCAGTAATTTCGGCTCTAGATCCTGAGATTCCTTCTCAAGTTACTTTAACATCAGTACTTACAACTAGCGATGCTGTTGGAGAAACTTTGAATGAAATGGCCTTACAAATGGCCAATGGTGATCTTTACAGCATGGTTTCTTTTCCAGATTTGACCAAAACGAGTGAAATGAGCATTATTTGGAATTGGACTTTGAGTTTTATTTAAATAATTGAGGAGAAAAAATGCCGGACCTTAATAGCCTTCCAGTTCCACAATATCAAAGCAATCAGCCTTATCATTGGGAATATGACAATCTGCCTTTAAAGACACTGGCAGATCGTGATGAATTGATTAATGGTGTAGTTAATGTACACCAAGAAATTCTTAGAAATTGTTCAGGTACTGTTGGCACACTTGCCAATAGATTAAATCAATCAATTCAAGAAGATGGCAATTTAAGTTCTGTTGCTGTTGACGAATCTTTACATAATATTGCTGAACATACAGATGGAGCAAAAACAATCAGTGCAGGCGATTTATTGACCTATCAGGAGCTTGGATACCCTTTGATATCCAATCCTGTTCCTTTTGTCAGAATGCTTGAAGCTGAAAGAAATAAGCTGGCCATTATTGCCGATGAATCAACCAAATTAACCATTGATGTTAACACACCATCGTTGATTCTTACATTTGGTGATGGATCAATTGATTCGTTGAATCTTATTGAATCAAGTTCAATACAATGGACATTTGAAGCGCCAAATTCTGTAAAGCCAGAAATAAAGTTTTCTTTAGAATATGCACATAGACATTATTATGATCTTGAACCCATTACTAGTAATTATTTAAACTATTCTGTTACAGGGGCATCAACTCCTTACATCGAAGACAGTCTTCGTGTTTTCATTAATGGCATTAGAATTAATTCTGAATATGATGTTTATGTTCCTAACCAACAAGTAACTGTATGGACGGCAAACAAGTTTACTCCTAATCATTTATTAGGTACATTTGCTTTATCAACAGCAATTAGTTACAATGACATAATTAGGATTGATTTTGATGTCAGTGTCACATGAGGATAAAAAATGAGTAAATTTTTGAACTGGATCAAAAATAAAGATGCCATTCTTTACGAGTCCATTTCTCAAGATGAATTCGGCACTGAAAATAATGAAGGAAAATTAGAACTAGTTGTTTTAATTGGTCCTCCTGCAATTGGTAAAAGCACTTATATTGCTCAAAAATTTGCGCCTCAAAATGTATTTGTCGTTAATAGAGATGATATTGTCAATGAAGTATCATCTTCTATGAGCATGACATATGATGATATGTTTGCTTATCCTCCGCCAGATGCATCTTTAAATGCTTCTGTACAAGGGATGGAGCAATATGGTGTTGTTAAAGAGGCTCCCAAATACATGAGATGGACAAAATATGTTTATGATAAAATTCAAAATGCCAATGATAGAATCAATGAAATTCTGAAGCAAAAATTCAAAGAAGCGATTGATTCTGGCAAGAATGTAGTTGTTGACATGACAAATATGACATATGATTCTAGAAAAAATTGTTTAAATTATGTAAAAAATAAAGATTATTTCAAAAGAGCGGTTGTTTTTACGATGCAAGATTCTGATTTAACAACATTATTTAATCGAATGAGATCTCGTAGTGAAAAAATAAAATCACAAGGCGGTAGTAAAACGATTGGCGAAGATATTGTCAACAGGATGATTTCTAGTTTTCAAAAGGTAAATCCAGATGAGGGATTTGATAAAGTTGACACAATAAATAGTTTTTCAATTTAATAATTTGAATATGAAGAATCGTTTCTCTTATTATTTTAAGAGAGGTGCTTCATCATTAAGAGTTTTACATTAAAATCTTTAAAAACATGCTTTGTGATTCTTGCGCCTGAAAATGCATTGAATATGATTAAAGTTACAATTAATTCTATTAATTATCACTATCCTAATATAAGTCATATATGCGTGACAGATTCATCTGCCAGCAAAGAAGAAATACTAGAAATTAAAAAACATTGTCCGACATACAAAGGCAAAGAAACAATTACATCGCTAATTAATGTTGGGATGCGTCATGCGCCATTGGATTGGGTTTTTTTAATTTTTGCTGGTACTAATGTTCGTCCAAGACTCGATGAGAAGTTTAGTTTTTATGTTGGCAGCGAAAAAGATATTTTGTTTCCTGTGGCAGAAAAAAAACATAACTTTATAGAAGCAACCTTGAATGGTTTGTTTATGAATAAAAAAACATTCAAGGAAATTGGAGAAATCGCAGACGAAGGTAAATTAGAATTAATTAAAGCTGAATGGGCCATGAATGCGATTGAATATGGCTGTAAATTCAGAGCTATTGTTGGAAGCAAGATGTGTTAATTGGAGAATAAAATGAGTGAAGCGAATTTAATGAAAGATGAGATTGATGAATTGCTCAAGACCAATAATATCAATCAAAGACATAGTTATTTCCAATTGAAATATTTTCTTATTGGAAAAGAGCCTACTCTTCAATCAAAAATGTGGCAATGTTTGCGTGAACTGAAGACAAGAAGCGAAAGTTTAAAAAATATTGTTCTCGAAAACGATGATTTAAAAGATAAGATTGAAATACTAGATATTAGTGTTAAGAGAATTTTATATGATATGAAAAATCATAAAATTTCTGATGAATTTTTGGCAGAACTATTTCTAAAAGAAAGTGAAATAAAAGTCCGCCAAGCAGAGCGTCAAAAGAATTCTTTAGAAATAAGCATTAAAGAACTAGCAGAAAGGGAACGTGGCATAAAAGAAGAATGTAAATTTTTCTTTGAAGTTTTTAAAAATCTGGAAAAAATAGAACCTATAAAACATTTTGATGATCTAGAATCACAAAAAGAATATTGGCATGAGAAATTAAGTCAAAAAATTAATCTTAAAATTCTAACTCAAGGTTCAATTGATTCGGAAA